CTCCAGGGTTCTTCGCACCTCCAGGGTTCTTCGCACCTCCAGGGTTCTTCGCACCTCCAGGGTTCTTCGCACCTCCAGGGTTCTTCGCACCTCCAGGGTTCTTCGCACCTCCAGGGTTCTTCGCACCCCCAGGGTTCTTTGGTCCCCCAGGGTTCTTCTCACCTCCAGGGTTCTTCTCACCTCCAGGGTTCTTCGCACCTCCAGGGTTCTTTGGTCCTCCAGGGTTCTTCTCACCTCCTGGGTTCTTCTCACCTCCAGGGTTCTTCTCACCTCCATCTTTTGGTGGCGGCGGCGGATGTATTGAAGAAAACACTCTAATTAAAACTAAAGATGGATTTAAAAAAATAAAAGATATTGAAGTTGGAGATATAATAGTCACCGCAGATTTAAATGAGTTGCCATTAGTAGGAACTCAAGAAGAATCTGAGCTTGATTATGAAACTTGGTCTTCTAATTCACTTTCATCTAACGGTTTTGTCGAAGCAACAGTAGTTTCAAAGATAGGCAAAATTGTTCCACAAATCATGTATTTTAATGGAGACGAATCTTTAAAGATTTCTTTACATCAACATGTGTTTATAAAAAGAGACGGTGTCTATAGCGTCGAACTGTCCTCAGACATAGTAGTAGGAGATCATTTAATTAAACTAGACGAAAATGGACTTATTTCTGATCTATTAATTACATCTATTACACTTGTCGACGGAGTCTCAACAGTTTACAGACTAAACACGGAGCCTCAAGACTGGTTCGTTACAGAAAATATCTTGATGCACAACTATAAGTGGTGGCTCTTGATGTAATGTTATTGTTCTATATTGACATTTATGTTTATAAATGTCATAATGAATAAATGATAGGTAGTTTAATGCAAAACAGTTTGTCGGAGACGTGGTCTTCAAAAGAACAGCTTTTCCCTGGACTTTGGGTTTACAGAAATGTAATTAAAAAAGAATTAAATCTTTCCCAAAGACTAGAGGAAGAGCTTTCTTTGTCTAGTCTTCATAGTTGGCAAAAAGCCAAAGTTGGCACTGATAAAAAAGACTCAGACTATAGAGATTGTTTTGATTTTAAAATAAGAAAAAATAATTTTGGTTTAAGTAACGAATACGATGTATTAAATTCAATATGGCAAGATACATACGATGCTAAAAACCCAGCTTTAATTGATTACTGCAATATGTACAATATACAAATGAATTACTGGGAACAATTTAACTTTGTTAAATACGGACCAGGAAATTACTTTAAAGAACATGCAGATCATGGATTTTCTTATGTTGCTACAGTCTCCATGGTAGGATATATTAATGAAGACTATGTTGGAGGAGAACTTGTTTTTCCAAAAATAGGAATTCAGGTTAAACCAAAATCTGGTGACCTTTACATATTCCCATCGACATATTTATTTTCTCATGCCGCCATGCCAATATCAGAGGGAATAAAATACTCTATTGTAACTATGACAGACTACAATGACGATCATCACGGTGAAGACTTTTCACAACTTATTAAAAAAAGAAAACAAGATAAAATAATTAAGGGAGATTGATATGAACCAGCCAGAAGTTTTAGCACCAGGAGTGCTCGTCTATAGAAACATATTTCCAAAAGACATGGATTTTATAAATAGACTTGAAGATTGTTTGTCTAGAGACCCAGATGCCGAAGGTGTTGGGTATTCAGATTCGCCCCATGCAACCTATAAATGGAAGCAGGCCACAACTGGATACGCTTCAAGCAACTTAAAGTATAGAGACGCATTTGATTTTAAGATTAAGAAAAACAAGCAAGATAATGATGGCAAAAGCGAAGATCAAATTAAACTAGAATCGATATGGGAGGACGCTAAGGATGCACAGCTGGGCCCAGTAGAAGACTATAGACAAAAATTTAACCTTGCACCACTAAATTATTGGGAGTCTTTTAACTTTGTTAAATACGGTCCAGGACAGCATTTTCAAGTACACTCTGATCATGGATACTCTTATATTTGTGTGCTATCTTCTGTTGGATATATTAACGATGATTACGAGGGCGGGGAGCTATTTTTTGATAAATTTAATTTAAAAATAAAGCCTAAGGCTGGGGATCTTTATCTATTCCCTTCATCTTATTTATTTTCACACGCATCGCTTCCAGTAACAAGTGGAACAAAATACTCTATTGTAACTATGCTAGATTACCTAGAGGCTCCTCACACACCAGCCTACAGAGAAATAGAAAAGAAGTATACCGATGGATATGCGTAAAATTGATGTTTTTAAAACAGGAGACAGCCCCGCCAAAATAGAGCAGGTAAAAGTAAACAGGGAATGGATGGACCAGACAGCTGACAGACATGCATACAACTGTTTTCCAGTTAGTTTATCTAACACTCTAGGATGGGGAATCTCCTTCCCAGAAGATATTTCTTTTATTTGGGACGGCATCTCAGATAGCCAGTCCATTCATGTAAAAATACTTTCTGGTGAAAAGTATGTACACACAAACAGGGCAAATGCAACCATAAGCTTTATTACTGGCTTAACCTTTAAAACCGATAAAGACACAACTATATTAACTATGCCTGCTCCAAACTTTTTTATAGATGGAGCACAGGCATTTACAACATTGCTAACCACATCTTTTTTCTCTGCCGAGGTTCCCGTAGTTTGGAGGGTGACATCGCCAGGTAAAATAATAACAGTAAAAGCAGGCACACCTGTTGCCGTATTTTTGCCAGTCTCATTAAAAGAAATCAATAATTACGAGGTTGACTTATACGATGGGAAAGGTTATGTAGGGTCTCCATATGATGGAAGAGCTTATGGAATGACAATAGATAAAATAAATATGTCTGGCAAATGGGCTGGGTTTTATAGAAATGCAACTGATCACAAAGGCAATACTATTGGTGAACACGAAACAAAAACTTTAAGGTTGAGAGTAAATGACAAATAAAATAACTTTTCATTCCAATAGGTTATATAATATTATTTCTGAATCCTATGCTCCTCATACCACAAAATCATTAATGCCAAATTGGTTTAAAGATGCACAAAAATTTGAGATTAATCCTGAGACAAACGAGCCGTACTTAAATACAGAAGGAGGCCCAGTTAGAACTTTCAGATCTTGCCCAGGACTTTTGGACATATTTATTAGTGGCTATATGTATGTAACTCCATGCAATATAGTATTTAAAAAAAACGCTAACGGAATCACAACCGTAAAAACAGAATCTGGATATGAGGATTTTGTTGGCTCAAGGCAACCCATGAAAGAATTCCCAGTACCAACTGGACACGACGATTTTCATTTTCATTGGTATCCTAACTGGGCACCATCCGTCCCAGAAGGATACAGCGTAATGTATGTTCACCCAATAAATAGATTTGACTTACCATTTACTACCACCTCTGCTATAATAGATAATGATAAGATGGACACTCCTGGATTAATGCCATTTTTTCTCAAAAAGGATTTTGAGGGCACCATACCAGCGGGAACACCTTATATGCAATTAATTCCATATAAAAGAGAAGACTGGAAGATGGAAAAAAAATTCTATTCTAAGTCAGAAATAGAAAAAAGACATGACCAGCAAGCAAAAAAATTTAGAACCAAAGACGGCGGGGCATACAAGCTAACCGTTAGATCTTTAAAGAAATATGAATAGGTGAAAAATGGAATATACAAAAAGAGCTAGATTTGCAAGACAGTCAATAACACCTTCAGGGCATTTCGGAACCTCACCAGACAATGTTGTAGAGCTAGAAGATATGGTGACTCTTGAAGAGCAAGAGTACCTTTTAAACTTTGCAAGAAATAACACAGTGTGGGATGTTACTGAATCTCAGTGGAATGAAAATGGAAACATTATTTATGATCACAGAGTGTGGGAAGATAGAGTTGCTACTAAAGACTCACTAATGAAAGCAGACCCAGAAGTTGTCAGAATTCTAAATCTAGTTATCCAAAGAATGACTCCATTTATTAGAGAAAAATTTGATGTAGAAGTTTCACCGACAGAAGCAGCCATTGTTAGATGGCCAGTTGGAGCGATGCAGTTTCCTCATGCTGACAAGGAGCTACACGAAGGCCCAGACGCTGGAACAGAAAATGAGTTTCCATGGTACGACATAGGAACAGTGTTTTATTTAAATAATGATTACGAAGGCGGAGAGCTATTCTTCCCACTTCAAAATATTAAATTTAAGCCCAAAGCAAGAGCAGCATATTTTTTCCCAGGAGATAAGAACTATATTCATGGGGTAACAAAAGTAACAAGCGGAACAAGATATACCGCACCATTCTTTTGGACAATAACCAGACTAGGTAGGATAGACAATGACAACTAATTACGAATACACATCTTTTGAGCTTTTGCCAAATGTAAGGATTTATCAGGGACTACTGCCAGATGCAGATGAATTGTACAGAATAATGAAGGAATCTGATGCCGATGCGGCAGGAAGATATTATTTAAGAACTTGGGACAAGTGGTCAATTTTTGGAAGCTACTCACAGCAAAAACATAATGAGAACGAGCCCAGAGAGTTTGGTCCAAGATATGATGAAGAAAAGTTTCTTTCAGACAGAGTTTATGAGGCTTACAACACTGCCATTGAAGATTACAAAAAGACATACGGAATTGTTTTGCCAGAATCGGCTAAATTAATGACATCATCTTTTTCAAAATACGATGCAAATGTAGATACTATGGGCAATGAAATGTCTATGCAGTACCATACAGATTTTATCATTTCAGAAAGAGATATGCCTGGTCCAAAATTTTTGCTTACCTGCACAACATATATTAACGATGACTATGAAGGTGGCGATATAGAGTTTTACATGAACGACCAATACTATCCATACAAGCCCAAGGCTGGCGACATACTTGTATTTCCATCACAAGATCCATATTTTCATGGAGTTAGAACGATTAGAAATGGAAACAAGTTTTTTATTAGAAACTTCATACAGTACTATTATGATGGGCACCCACAATGGCTTGCAAATCAAAAGCACTGGGGTGCTTATACCTGGGCTAAGATGGAGCAAAAAAGAATTGAAAAAGAAAATCCAGCAAACATGAAGTACTCAGATAGAAAGAATTTAGGGTACTAATATGACTATGCCAAAGATAAGAGACGAATTTTTTATAGTAGAGAATTTTATAGATCCAGAAACTTGCTCTGCTATTATAAATTATTTTGATTTTTTGGTAGAACACAAAATATTAAAATGGAATGAGATATCCTTCTACGGCTCACAGGCTATGGGCTACTGGCCGTCCGACCCAAATTTAAAACTTTTTGGATTGCCAGAAGATTTCTTTAATCAGTTTAAAGAAAAAATAAAATCTAAAACCGAAGAATTGCTAGGCTTTGAAGTCTCAGAAGTTAGCTATCACGCACAAAGGTGGCTTGAAGGAGCTTTTGCAGACTATCACTCAGACAACTCAGATGAAGTTGGAAACCCAACTGCTTTTGAAAGAAGTAAGTATGCAGTGTTTATTTACCTGAATGATAATTTTGAAGGCGGTCATTTAAAATTTAAGGATGGAAGTATTGACATCAAGCCAAAAATTGGATTGGGCGCATTTTTTGCTGGCGGGCATACAAGAGAGCACATGGTTACAACAGTAAAGGGTGGCATTAGATACACAATAGGATCGTTTTGGGATGATGCAAGCATTGTATATACCGACAAACAACGAGAAGCTTGGGACATGGAGCTAAAGGCTGTTAGAGCAGAGCAGGAACAAATTTATAAAAAATGGGCAACCCCAGAAGGAAGACCAGTAATGCCAGAAGGTAGAGAATGATTAAAGAAATTTTAGATGACAATATCTATTATTATAAAAACGTTATACCAAACCCAAGTGAGTTTGTTGAAGAAATAGAAACACTAGACAAGATATCTTATGACAACCCTCATTTAACAAAATGGATGAGATGGGTTTCTAGTAATAATGAAAATGATGTTTTTGGCGAGTATAAGGTCGGATCCTTTACCATATCAAAAACAGATAATGAAATTAATAAAAGGTATGCCTTGGTCGTATCTACAATACTAGATGCTATTAATTTGTGCGTTGAAGATTATTCAAAATCATTGGGAAAAGATCTTGGCTTTTTGCCAAACGAAGTAAGAATAAGCAAGTATTTCCCACCAGCTCAGATGGGTCCACACATCGATTGCGAAGAGGACGATGAAGAGGCTAGGCTTACTGCATCAATTGTGTTGTATTTAAATGATAATTACACTGGAGGAGAACTTTCTTTTCCAGAGCAAAAAATAAAGATCAAGCCAGAAGCTGGTAGCCTGGTTATATTTCCTTCAGTTAAGCCATATTTTCACGCCTCAACCCCGCTAATATCTGGCAACAAATACATGTGCCCAGCGTTTATGTTTAAAACAAGTAAGATAATTTCATAGGTGGTATAATTAAAAAATGGCAACAGTAGGTGTTAATGGATGGCGTTTCCCAAGTTACTCGGACTCACCCGACGTACCTAGGGACCTTGGTATTTTAGGCGCAGACATTGCTGCATTTATTGCTGCAAACCCTGGCCCACAAGGAATAGCAGGCCCTGCTAACGTGTTAAGCGTAGCAGCAACAAATACACTTAATCCTGGACAAAGTGCCACCGTAACTATCAGTGGAACATCTCCTGCACAATCTTTAACATTCAATATACCAAGAGGCCAAGACGGAATTCTTGGCGGCCCAGGACCCTCTAACGTATTATCAATTGGAACTGTTACTGCAGGAGTAAGTGCATCTGCAACAATTACAGGAACTTCTCCATCCCAAGTATTAAATTTAGTTTTACCAAAAGGTGATACAGGCGCAACAGGCGCAGCTGGCACTAACGGAACTAACGGTGCTGTTGGAGCACCTGGACCTAAAGGAGATGCAGCCGCAACCATAACAGTTAACTCAACTTCAACATCCCTACCAGGATCAAACGCAGTAGTTACAAATAGTGGAACCTCCAGCAATGTTCTTTTAGATTTTGTAATTCCACGTGGCGCAGACGGAGCACCTGGAGCAGACGGAGCACCTGGCGCAGACGGAGCACCTGGAGCACCTGGAGCACCTGGAGCAAATGGTACCAATGCCGTTATAGATCCAATTACTACAAGAATTTCATTAAACTATGGAGCAACAGACTTATCTCCAGTCGGAGTAAATTCAAACTGGTTCCCCTTAACAAATAATACATTTAGCTTGGGCCTTATAGGTCCTCTAAATGCTGGTACTGATCGTGTAACAAGAGGCTGGAAAAATATATATTCAAATAATAACGCCACAACAATTTCTGATGCAAGAACAAAAGAAAATGTAGTAACCTCTGACCTCGGGCTAGACTTTATAAATAATTTGCATCCCGTTAAGTATAATAAAATTGAAGGAAACAGAACACATTATGGTCTAATTGCACAAGAAGTTAAATCAGTATTAGATGCTTCTGGAGTTGCCGATTTTGGCGGCTGGCTAATATCTGATGTTAATGACTTAGAAGGAACACAGGCATTAAGATATGAAGAGTTTATTTCACCATTAATTAAAGCGGTACAAGAACTTACAGCAAGAGTAAAATCACTAGAAGAAAAGTAGGTTTGGGATGTCATACAAAAGCGTAGTCTTAAATGACCACCCAACATCATTTTATTTATTAGACGAAGTTACATCAGGAGATGCAACATCTTACACAGGATTAATTTCTCAATTTGCAACTTATCAACAATTAAAAGATAGCGGTCTTACATACTCTGCATTAAGCGGGCTACCAGTTTACGACTACTCTGGAAATATAAATAATGGATACGCAGTAAATGCATCAACAAAAGAATTAATGCCTTTAATTTCTGGCGGGATCAGGGGCACACAGATCCTCCCATATACAGCAATTCATTATATTTCTAAGGGAATTGCAAACGAACATAATGCCGACGACTCTTTTACAATTGAAGCTTGGTGCGTTCTTCCTCCAACTGAAAGCGACATAACAATAGTTGCAGACACATCAATAAATGCAGGTATTTTTTACAAAAATGGAAACATTGTTTTTAAAGTTGGATCAAGCGAAACTCAATATACTGCATCTAAAACAGAGTCCCTTTACGTAGTTGGTATATTTCAAAATGCATCAATCTCTCTTTATGTAAACGGATCCATTGTTGACACAGCTTCAGTAGATGGATATAGATTTTCCAACTCATCTATTGATTTTAAAACAGGACCAGCAGATGGAAAATTTGTTATTGACTGTGTGGGATTTTATAACTTTAATCTTTCCCCAAATCAAATTAAGCAACACTACCTTGAGGGAATAAAAGAAATTAATCCATCTCAAATCGTTAATGCTGACGGTGGATATATGTTTAGCATGAACTCCTCTGCAATTAAACCAAAGTTTAAATTTTCTTATCCGCTATCAAGATCCTGGGCAGATGTATCTGCAAGCGGAATGTCTTTGTCTAATGATGGATCTTATTTATATTTACCAGAAACCACCGACCCAGTTGCAGTAAGCCATTCTTTTACAGATTATTTTATTGTTCCTGATTATTTAGACATATCTACCAGCCAAATATACTGGTCTAATGATGTAAAAGGAATTAAGGTTGAGGTAAGAATAGATGGGGCGGAATGGGAAGAATGTAAAAATGGAAGTCCCCTCCCATACTATAATAAAAATGATAATCAGATAGCAGATATATTAGAGTTAAGAGTCACCATGTCATCAGATGACACAAGCAAGTATCAACCTATATTAAGAAATCTAGAGATATTGTTTTATAGTTCAAAAAATTTTTATAGCGATAACTCTGGGTATTATGTATCATCAAATTTTGATTACGCCTTACCAAGAAACAATGGAAGAATTCTATCTTACAATAAGAATAATGGATTAAAGATGCATAATGGGCATGGGTTTAGCTTAAACAATATACCAGATGTCAGATCAGTTGAAATGATATTCACTCCAGAATTAGGAGAAAATGTATTGGTATCTGCTTCTTCAAAAATATATGAATGGTCATCTTCTGGAGTTATATCTAAAACAGCAATTTCTTCAATATATGTAAATGGCATAAATAGGACAGCCGAGACAAATGTTTTTGACTTTATGTCAGTAGGGCTTCCTCACCATGTTGTTATAACCTTTACCTCGGCTGCATCTAACTTAAAATTTAATCAAAACCAGACAGATTCAAAATCAGGAATTGGAAGCATGTATAACAATTTGGCTATATATCAAGAGGCACTCACACAGGCCAAGATAGCTCAGCACTATCTGCTATATACAGGGAATATTGTAAAGGTTATAGATGACACCAGCATGACTATATTTGAGGCAACAAACGGGAATGACGCTACCTCATTTACATTGACTTCTGTAGAGCCGCTGTCAGTAAGTCTTTAATATTTGCAAAGGCATGGCATAAATCTGGACTTTGGTCTCAGATAATGGTATGATTGTGGTCTATGGATATCTTAAAGAAAAACACTAAAATTGTCGAAGAGACAACCCTTGGCATATACGTCTGGGAAATGCCTGATGGCAGATGGATTGGAGATGATGATGGCAATTTTCTTTCGATCACGGCAATCAAAGGCAATAGATCCAAAATCGATGCTTTGGCTAGAGAGGTTCGCTCATACGGTATTCATGAGGGCCAGCCTAAATTTCTTTCTGGAAGAAGAAAGATCAACAACGAAGAGCTTGAAGAGCAAGAACAAAGACTTAGATGGGGACTTCCCCCAGATCCATATGACATAGGAGTTTATAAAGACTCTGTATCAAGAGGCGGTAAAGTACAATGACACGCAATATAGAAGTTTTAGAAGACGACAGCTCTTCCAATACAATTGACATTTCAAATACATCTGATTGGTTTCATTTTCAAAAAGCAGAAGAGTCAGAAGACCCATTTAAAATGGGCTTAGAAGAAATTAAAAAACTTAGAGGACTTGGAACAAACTTTAAGCGCAAAATTAATCGTGATTTTTCAAAGGCTTTTGTAGGAGTCGACGGCGCAGGAACACAACAAAACCTTTTGCAGCAAGCAATTAGCGGATATGCTTTATTTGACCTTGTCGAGCCAACTTATAATTTAGAATATCTTTCAAAAATATATGAAGTTTCAACATACAATTACGCAGCAATTAATGCAAAGGTTTCTAATATTGTTGGTCTAGGATATATGTTTACTGAGACATCAAAAGCAAAAGATGCAATGGATGCCATAACCGATCAAAAGCAGGTCGACAGAGCACGTGCAAAAATTGATAGAATTAAAACACAGTTAGATCGCTGGCTCGATGATTGCAACGAAGAGGAGTCATTTACAGAGACCCTTATAAAGGCCTACACGGACCTTGAGGCAACTGGAAACGGCTACATAGAGGTTGGACGTACAACTGCTGGAGACATAGGCTACATAGGCCACATACCAGCCAAGACAATGCGTGTACGTAGATTACGTGATGGATTTATTCAATTGCTTTATGGCAAGGCAGTCTATTTTAGAAATTTTGGAGACCTTGAAACACCAAGCCCAATTGCTGGTCAAGAAGATCGACCAAATGAAATTATCCATTTAAAGAAGTACACTCCAATGAATAACTACTACGGAGTCCCAGACATTATTGCAGCACAGCAAGCGCTGGCAGGAAATGAATTTGCTGGCAGATATAACTTAGACTACTTTGAAAACAAGGCGGTCCCAAGATATATTATTACAGTAAAGGGAGCAAAGCTTTCACCAGAGTCAGAAAGAAAATTGCTTGAATTTTTCCAGGTTGGGCTAAAAGGCAAGAATCACAGATCCCTTTATATTCCACTCCCAGCCGATACTCCAGACTCAAAGACTGAATTTAAGATGGAGCCAATTGAAGCAGGAGAACAAGAGTCTTCATTTAATATCTATCGTAAGTCTAATAGAGATGAAATCCTATTAGCTCACCGTGTTCCAATTAGCAAGATAGGTATTCCAGAAGGAATTAACCTAGCAGCTGCCAGAGATGCGGACAAGACATTTAAGGAACAGGTTTGCCGACCTTCACAGGATAGACTTGAAAAGAAATTAAATTATTTAATTGCCGAAAAGACAGATGTCGTACAATTAAAATTTAACGAGCTTAGCCTTACTGATGAAGAGACTCAAAGCCGTATTGATGAAATTTATTTAAGAATGCAGGTAATAACTCCAAACGAAGTTCGTATTAGAAAGAATATGACAACCGTTGACGGCGGGGACGAAATGGTAGATTTAAAGCCACAGCAGGTGGCTGACCAGCAAGCAAAATCTACTGGAAATAAAAAGCGAGATCAGCAAAGATCCGCCAATGCCCCAGATAAAAGCGGAGAAGCCAGAAACCCCAAGGGCGATGGTCCAAAAGTCAAATAAGTTTAATCAACTGTTATTTGCGTTATAGTAGATAAACCACTAAAATTAACCATATGAACATTGAAAAAGGCCATTGGTCTAGTAATGGCGAAAATCTACATTTGTCGATTCCGTTTACTAAGGTCAATCGAGAAAATAGAACTGTATCTGGTTTTGCAACATTAGACAATGTTGACCAGACAGGCGATGTAGTCACAGCAGAAGCAAGCGTAAAAGCTTTTGAAAACTTCAGAGGAAATCTCCGTGAGATGCATCAGTCAAATGCAGTTGGTAAAGTTGTTTCATTCAAGCCAGAAACATACTACGACCAAAAATCTCAAACTTTTTACAATGGCGTTTATGTAACTTCATACATTTCAAAGGGTGCACAAGATACTTGGGAAAAAGTTCTTGATGGCACTCTTTCTGGTTTTTCAATTGGCGGAAAGATTAAAGAGTCAGACAACGAAGTTAACAAAGCAACAGGAGAAGCAGTCAGATTTATCAAGGACTACGATCTAGTTGAACTTTCAATTGTTGACTCACCAGCAAATGAGCTATGTAATATTTTGTCAATCGAAAAGGTTAACGGACAAATGATTTACAAAGGCCTTGCTACAAATGTAGTAACAGAAAATATTTTTTATTGCGAAGACAGCGACTCAGTGTTTATGTCTACAGAAAAAACTTTTGATTCACCTATATCTGGAAAACCAGCCTCGCTAATTGGTTGGGTAGAAAGTTCAGATATTAACAAGTCAAAAGAAATAGATAAGATTCTTGCTTCATTTAAGAAGTCAAGATTACCGTTGCCTGAAACACAATTAGCAAAACAGGCAAACGTAGAAGGAGGTAATAAAATGTCAGATACAAACATTGATAATGTTGTAGAAGCTCCAGTAGCAGAAGCAGCAATCGAATCAACTGACGCAGTAGCCGTAGAAGCTCCAGCAGCAGATGAAGCAAATGTCGATCTTTTTGACAAATCATCAGAAGTTGCAGAAGTTGCAACTGAAGAAGCCTCTGCCGACAACGTTGAAAAAGCAGCCGATACAGTAGAAGTTATGGTTGATGAACCTGATTTTGCAAAAATGTTAGGCGATCTCAAAGGCTTTTTCGCAGAGACACTCACAAAAGCTACAGAAGCAAATGCTGCACAAGTTACAGAGATTAAGACATCTGTAGAAGCTTTCAGCAAAAGCGTCGACGATAGAATTTCTGAGTTGGCAGAAAAGCACAGCGCACTTAGTGCTGCTGTGACAGAAATAAAGGGCACCATTGATGGTGTTCAAAAGCAGGTTGATGCCGTAGAAGGCGATACCGCAATTAAGAAGTCCTCTGACCTTGGCGGGTCTGAGGTATTTACCAAATCAAAATCAAAATGGTCTGGAGCTTTCCTCGGTTCCGTAAATGAAATCTTTAACTAAAATAAGGTAGGTGAAATAAAAATGAGTAATGAATTATTAGAAAAGGCCGCAGCAGCTGGTACAACAGTATCAACTGGTTTCGGTTCTTCAACAGGTGGTTCAGGCGTTCATGTTGCTTCAGAAAATGGCAACGGTGGACTTCTAAACCCAGAACAATCAGCAAGATTCTTGGACTATATGTTCGATGCTACCGTAATTGGTAAAGTTGCACGTACGGTTCGTATGAAATCAGACACAACAGAAATTGATCGTATGTCAGTAGGAGAAAAGCTTGTAAAGCTTGCATCCGAAGGAGAAAACACAGCCATAAACCAAGGCGTAACATTCTCAAAGATCTCTCTCACAACAAAGAAGCTCCGCATGGACTGGGAACTTTCAACTGAGTCTCTAGAAGACAACATCGAAGGTGCAGATCTTGAAGATCATATTGCACGTATGATGGCAACACAAGCTGGAAATGACATCGAAGATCTTATTCTTAACGGTGACACATCACTTTCAGCCGATGCTCTGTACAAGTCATTTGACGGTGCAGTTAAGAAGGCAAAGACACATGGTCGCGTAGTAGATGCAGCAGGTGCGGGAATTTCCCGTGAGATCTTCAACAAGGCTCTTAAGGCAATGCCACGTAAGTACAAGCAACGTCGTACAGACCTTCGCTTCCTTTCTGGATCAAACTTGATCCAAGATTACTTGTTCTCTAACTCACAGAACATTCAGAACGTTACTCCACAAGATATTGCCTCTGGCATTATCCGTGGCGATGTTCCTGTTCTTGGAGGTCCAGCAGGATATGTAGCTCCATACGCATTTGGTATTCCAATCATTGAAGTTCCATTGCTTCCTGAGACACAGACAGGTACATACGCAACCCCATCAGGTTCACACGGAGACGTCCACTTGACATTCCCAAATAACGTAGTTATTGGTATCAAGCGTGATGTAACTGTTTACCGCTTCTTCCAGCCACGTAAGGACACAATTGAGTACACAATGTATACTCGTGTTGGCGTTCAAATCGAGCAGGCAGACGCTTGGGTCGTTGTAAAGAACGTTAAGGTTGCTTCTTAATTAATTAAGAATTAGACTACAGAAAGGCCCCCAATTAATTTTGGGGGCTTTTCATTTAAATTTAACAATGCTATAATTAAAGGACCTAGAAAAAGGAGAAATAAAATATGTCGTTTGACACATTAAAGGTGGCTGAATTAAAAGTAATTGCAACAGATTTTGCAGTTGATACAGAAGGCCTAAAGAACAAAAAAGACATTATTGCAGCTCTAGCAGAAGAAGGCGTTACCTGGAGTGTATATCAAAGTACGGTAGAGGCAATTGAAAGAGACACAGAAGAAATTGAAATTCTTCCAAAGTTTGATCCAAAAGCGCAACCAGAAGATACCCTGCTTGTAAGAATGACAAGAGATAATCACAGATACGATATCCACGGATATACCTTTACAAAAGATCATCCTTTTATAGCAATGTCTGAAGATGATGCTCAAAAAATCTTTGATACAGAGGAGGGTTTTCGTTTAGCGACACCAAAGGAAGTTCAAGACTTCTATAACTAAACGTTAACATAAGTTGATGGCAGAAATATATGTAAAGCAAGCTTCACCAGTAAGATTTAAATTATACTGGGGTGGAGAAATAACAGATGCAACTGGTAGTGTAACTGCGGTAGTAAAAGAAGCATTACCATCTGGTACTCTAAGCGCTACAATAGCAACTTATACTGCCACAAAACTAGATACAGATATCGGAACGTATGAAATTATAATTCCACATACAATCGCAAGCCAACCTAAAAAGCTTAGAATTGAATGGACTTATTCAGTCTCTGGTGTATCTTCTTCAAACATTCAAATGGTAGATATTGTTACGCCGTATGTAAATATATACGATGTAATTGACGATTTGAATATTGGGACGGACCCTTCTGACCCAAATCATAAAACATATAATGATTTACAGCAAGCAGAGAAATATGCTAGAAAATTAATTGAAGCGTATACAAATCAATTTTTTCATAGCTATATAGGCACACAAGTTGCACAAGGTCACGGATCAGACATTCTTCCGCTTCCAATTAGAATAGAGCAAATTACAAAACTTTATGAGCAAGATGTTAAAGTATTTGATTCTGCGCTTTCCGTAAACAACTGGTTCTATATACCAATAGTTTCTGAATCAAATTACGGAGTCAGAGTTAATCTACAAGATCTTCAAGACGACACAATATACTCAGCAAACGGAATGGTTACCCCATCAGTTAATAGCAGGGGTCATTCTGGAACATTTAAGAAAGACCTTAGATACCAGGTTGAAGGTTTATTTGGCTGGAACTATGTTCCAGACAATGTTAAAGAAGCTTGTAAAATTTTAATGAAACAATACTTTGAGCAAGATCGTGCATGGAAAGATAAATACGTAAAAAACATAAGCACATTTGACTGGAAGTTTGAGTTTATGGAAGACGCACACAGAGGAACTGGAAATTTATACGCGGATCAACTGCTTGCGCCATATGTAACAAATGGCATGGTCGTATTCTAAATGAGCCTAGCAACTTCATTAATGCCAATGAAGCTAGATATCTACCTTCAATTAGACACTCAGGATGAAAATACTGGTGCTATTAAAAAAGAGTGGATATTCACTAGGTCTGTTCCATGTTCTGCAAAAGGAATGATTTCAAATTCTGGTACAGGCAGAGGAGGAGACAAACAAACATTTAACAACAAGTATATGAATGAGCAAATGCTTGAGATAAGAACTCCAGACCCAATAACGTATAGAGAGAAGGTTACTAACGTTAGAGATATGAACGGCAACGTAGTATGGAAAGAAATAAACTATCCAAACAATACCCCAACAGTATTTGAGGTTATAAGCTCTACCCCGATTACCGATCCATTTGGTAATGTCCTTGCATACAACTCTATTGCAAAGAGATCGGAGAATCAGGAAATTGGATTCTAGCGTAGCTTTAATTCAAACAGCAAGCGGCCTAGAAAGATTAATGGCAGGCTCAGTCCCAGGAGTTATCAAGGACAGTACAGTTGCACAAATATCAGCATTCTTATATTATGAGGCCGCAGTCCTTTCAAAATTAACCACAAACGAATCATTTAAAAATCTATTTAAAACAACTATCTTTAATCAGATAGAAAAAGACTTTGGGCTATATATGGATTCCCAAGCAAGAACAAGGCCCCGATCATTGCATCATGTTTATGAATGGAATAAAACAGGCATACCTTCTTCTAGATTATTTCATCTTTATGCAATTGAAATGGAAGGTCTATCATTTAGAGTAAACTATAATTTTAAATTATCAAAATCATCTGTACCCACTAAAAATAAAAAACAAAAGAAAAAATATGTATTTGGAAACAAAGCTGACGTGATGGAAGCTGGAATGCCCATAGTAATCCGCCCAAGGTCCGCTGAGCGCCTTGTATTCGAGATGGATGGTGAAACAGTCTTTATGCCCAAAGGCACCTCAGTGACCGTTAGGAAGCCTGGTGGGGCACAAGCATCTCACCAGTTCTCACTATCTTATGGAAGATTTTTTGGCGGGCAATTAGTAAACTCTTCAATAAAATCATCAGGCCTACAAAGAATATTTAATTTAAAAATGGCAAGGGCTCTGGGAGTACCTATGAATATTAAAAAAGTGCAATATAGCTTTACCCCTGGTAAAATAAGGATACAGGCAGACGCATCCTTGGATGCAGCATTTGGAGGCTCACTATGACCGTAGACTATAAAATAGACGCAATGTTTGAGCTCCGTAAATTTTTATGGAAAGAACTAAAAGATTCTTTTATATTTGATGCCTATGACTACTATTCAGATAATCTCGGAAAAGAGATAATTCCAATCATCCCAGTACAGCAATCCCCAGAAATGGACCAATTTTTAAATGGCAAAAAGCATATAATCTATGACAAGATAGGGATGTCATATGAAGAGAACTGGTTGATATGCTGCGAGAAGATCTTATTTACAATATACTCCACAGACGTAACGGAAATATATGAGATTAGAAACCTCATGACTGATCTATTTAGAAGAATGGACGAATCGGCAGTAGATGTAAATGATACAAATAGGCCTAGCAAGCTAAAGTTTCACAGCATCCATATTGTAGAGACATCTCCCATAGATCCGTCCCTGGAGCTAAAGGGCTTTATGTCCACAGATGTGATCCTAGAAGTCAAGTATTCAAGGACTACAGACAAAAGCGGCAGATTCAACTAGTTGCTTTTAGTATAGTTATCCAGTAGAATTAGGCAAGAGGAAAAAGAGAGCCTAGCCAGCTTTGATTTAGATTTAAAAGTAAGTCAATATATATATTTATTTAATGGAGGTAATACAAATGGCATCAGCCAAAAATATTCTAGTTGGAGCTTCTCCACTATTCTTGTCAGCACTTGATTCAACATCAGCAAACTACAAGGAAGACATGGAGCCAGGTTCAACCGACGGTGTAAGCTTTGTTGTAAAAGCAGCAGGAGCAACACCACCAGTACCAGCAACAGTACCATACGCAGACACTCTTAACTTGCCAGCAAACGCTGCAAAGTGGAGAAACGTAGGTTTTACAAATAACGGTCTTCAAATTACTTACAACCCATCATACGGTTCAGTAACAGTAGATCAGCTTCTTGACTCAGCAAAGCTTTTCAAAGAGTCAATGGAAGTTATGATTGCAACAGAGCTTGCAGAAGGTACTCTTGAGAACGTTCTTGCAGTATTCGGACAAGCAGGATCACCAGCAACAGCAGGTGCAACAGATGCAAAGACATCTACAATTGGTCTAGAAGCAGGAGCTCTTGGTATTGCACCAACAGAGCGTCAGCTAGTAGCAGTTGGACAGGCACCTACAGAAGGCGTAACAAAGGCAGAGCGTGTATATTATGCTCGTCGTGTTCTTTCTGTACAACAGTCACAGTTCTCACTATCACGTAACGCAGCAACAACATTCCCAGTAACCTTCCGTTTGCTTCCAGTAGAAGCAAAGACAGGCAAGGAATACGGCGTTATCGTTGACCGTGTCCTAGTAGCATAATTAATTTAATTTAATTAATAGATTGCCCCCCAAGAAATTGGGGGGTTTTCTATTGCTCTTGTATTTTGAATATGATACAATAATTAAGACAAGATCCTAGGAGGATTAAAATGGCAAGTACAGTATATGATGTTGAAGAAATTCAACTAGCAAATGGCGCAACAGTTAAACTTAAGCCTTTAACAATTAAAGAGCTTCGTAAGTTTATGATAGTCATTCAAAAGACAGCAGAAGTAACATCAGAAGACGAAACACTAACAATTTTAATTGAAGCATGTGCAGTGGCTTTAGAAAAGCAACTCCCAGAGCTAGTTAAAGATATTGACGCATTTGAAGACACACTTGACGTTCCAACAATCAATCGCATTCTTGAAGTATGCGGAGGAATTAAGATGGACGACCCAAACCTACTAGCGGCAACAGTACTGGCTGGTCAGAACTAGATTTAGCCGCTTTAGAAGGGGAAGTATTTCTTTTAGGTAATTGGAAAAATTACGAAGAACTAGAAGATAGTCTTTCAATGCCAGAGATGGTCCAGACTTTTAAGTCAATGCAAAAAACTGAAGAAGAGAAAAGAAAGTTCTTAGCTTTAATTCAGGGTGTTGAATTAAATGAAAGCAGTAATCAAAATGGGGAGGGATCAACCTTCGAAGACGTTAGAAGAAGAGCACTCGGTATTAACGCATCAGCAGACGATGTTGTTTCATTACAAGGTGGCTTTGCAGCGGAAGCTGGATTTGGTGTCGGAGCGGGATTAGGATACTCTATAGAGTAACATATATATATGGCAGATAATGTAATAACGACCAATATTACCGCCCACGCAGACTTCACGAGCTTAAGAGCTCAACTAGCTGCGGTTACTGCCCAACTCGTAAAGTTACAAGAAACAACAGCGGGAACAAACGCAAAGCTTGCAAACCAAATTGCAGTGATGAACAAGTCGTTTGCTACAACGCTTACATCAACAGGCCAGTTCTCTCAACACTTTGTATCACTATCTTCAGACGTAGACAAGTTCGGTAAGAACTTAGATAGAGGTCGCCTCAAGCTCAACGATTATTATAATGCTTGGAGCGGCCATACAAAGAAAACAAGCTCATTAATTAGAGATCTTGCTAAGCAGCAAGTAATGCTTCAGCAAGCAATAGTACAGCCTGTGGGTAAAAACGCACAAGGCCATATGCAATATAACGTAATGGTTGCAAAAGGTCTTGATGAAATAAAGAACAAGATGGCGATTGCTAGACAAGAAGCTGCAATCATGAATAAGGTCATGCTTGATGGATCAACAGGACTCATCAACTGGGGTAAAAATACACAGTGGGCGGGACGACAGCTAACAGTAGGACTAACAGTTCCGCTAGTTATGTTCGGAGCAGCAGCCCAAAAAGCATTTAGAGAAGCAGATGCAGAGCTAGTAAGACTAACAAAGGTTTATGGCGGTCTTGCCGCAACTTCATCTGCAGATTTAGCACAAGTAAGAAAAGATGTTACTGCAACAGCTAGAGAAATTGCTGGCTCTTATGGTGTTGCATATAAAGAAACAATCGCACTTGCTGCAGACTTAGCAGCAACAGGGCAACAGGGCAATGATTTAATTGCCGCTACGCAGCAAACAACAAGACTTGCCGTGCTTGGTGAAGTTGATAGACAAGATGCGATGAAAGCAACTCTTGCAATTCAAAATGCTTTTAAGCAGAGCACCGACGAACTAGCCCAATCAATTGACTTCCTCAACGCAGTTGAAAACCAGACATCAACAAGCCTTGCAGATTTGACTGAAGCAATTCCTAAAGCTGGTCCCGTAATTAAATCTCTTGGCGGAGATGTAAAAGATTTAGCCCTTTACCTCACAGCAATGAAAGAAGGTGGAGTGAATGCTTCTGAAGGTGCAAATGCAATTAAGTCAGCAATGGCATCTCTTATTAACCCAACTAAAGTTGCAACAGAGCAGTTTATGGGATTTGGAATTGATCTAAAGGGTATTGTAAATGATAACGCTGGCGATCTAACTGCAACGATATTATCATTGCAGGCCGCACTAGATAATCTTAATCCGCTAGACAAATCTAGAGCAATCGAACAGCTTTTTGGTAAGTTCCAGTTTGCAAGAATGTCAGCGTTGTTTGAAAACCTAGGAAAGTCTGGATCACAGACACTTCAGGTTATGGACTTAATGAAAGCAAGCGTAACAGATTTAGCAGCAATTTCAGAGCGAGAATTAAAGATGATGACAGAGTCAGCCTCTGGACAATTTAAAAGAGCCTGGGCGTCAGTACAAGCAGATCTTGCTGGAGCAGGAGAGCAATTTTTAAGAATAAGCACAAAGGTCTTAAAAGTTGTTGACGCAATTATAAAGTTTTTCCAAAAGCTTCCCGAGCCAGTTAAAACATTACTAAACGTATTAGGAGGATTAACTGCAATAGCTGGTCCACTAATTATGATGGCTGGTGTAATGGGTAACTTTATTGGTTACGTAGTTAAGGGAATATTCCACTTAAGACAACTTGCAAAAGGCGGTCAAGGGTTCAGGCTTCTAACGCCAGAGATCATAGCCGCAGATGCTGCAGCTAAAGGATTAGCCACCTCATTCTACTCAGACACAGAAGCAACTATTGTTTTATCTAATGCAGTAAATACTTTAGCTCAATCTTTTATAAACTTAGAAACAAAAGCAAATGCAGCAAAGGTAGCAGTTCAGCCAGCAGTATCAACAGTTGCAGGCGGAGTAATTATGGCAGCAGGCGGTTCAGGCAGAGTAGTAGATAAAAATAACCCCCTAGTCGGTAAACCATATTCAAGAGATATGTCTCATTTGATCCCTTCTGGCAATCCCCAAGAAGGAACAATATTTGGAACAGTTCCAGGAGCAAAGCCAGTAAACATAAGAGTTGGTAGAAACCCACAGGCCTATATGGATGGAGATCTTCCAAAGATACCTGGCCTAACATCAGTAGGTGGAACCTCTACAGGAATTGTTGCAGCAGAGGCTGCAAAATGGCATGCTATGACAGCTGCTATTGCTATGCAATCTGAAGCAGAACTTAAAATATTAAAAGCAGAAGTTATGGCAACAGGAACTGTTACATCAAGTTTATCCGATTCATATCAAGCACTACTCCCAGAGTTTAGTCAGATAACAGACCTTGCCGCAAAAGAGACTGCAGCAATTGTGCAGCAAGTTCAGCAAAGTAAAATAACTGTAGAGCAGGCCAGAGCAAGAATAATTTCATTAAATGCAACTGTAGAAGCAATGCTTGCAGAAACAACAAGATTAACTGCAGCAGGAATGGGCAGAACAGCAAACCTTACCACAGTACCACTTACTTCTCAGCCAGTTGTAGATCCAGCTACAGGCAAATCTAATATGAAAGAAATGTTTCATAAGGGCCCTACAAAAGCAATGGTTGATAGAATTGCAAGAGCTCTTGGTGGCGTAAGAACATCTGGCGCTGGATATAATATTGAAACAACAAAGCCAAGGTTTGCAAAAGGAGGCTTCGTACCAGGAACTGGTGATACAGACACCTACCACACCACAGCAGAGCCTGGCGCATTTGTAATTAATAAAGCTGCAACCGAAAAGCATCTTCCGTTAATAACAAATATACTTGGAGGCAAATCTTATTATGCACAAGAAGGCGGACAGGTCCCCGTTGTACTAACACCTGGAGAAGCAGTAATACCAGCGCATATTGCAAAAAGAAATATGCCTTTGATGTACGAACTAAATGGCGGACCTGGAAACACATCTGGAAGTGGTATGCACGAACTAGGCGGAGAAACAGCTTTTGAAAGAAGTCACGTTTCTGAAGCATCTTCTGCTGATATTAAAAAGGTGCGGGCAACAAGAGGATACGCTAATACCGTGAGCGTTGGTCGGGGAATTCCAATTTGGATGAGCAGAGATGCAAATCAAGAAACTAGATCAGTTGGCAAGGGAATGACTGGCCCACAATTAGCAAAAGAATTTAGAAGAGCTATTGCAGCAGGAAGACACCCATTTGAGCCATGGATGACTGCAGCTCAAGAATTGGGCGGAGACCCAAGAAATAATACTCAATTTAATAAAGTGTTTAATGAAATGCTTAGAAATCTTGAAAAAGATAATAGAGTGTTTGGTGGTAAAAATGGAGCCATGACATTTGAAAAATGGTTTGAAAAAGAAGTAATTGGTTCTAAATCATTTAAAGATATAAGAGTTGGAGACAGGTCTTTCAGATCAATATTTAATTCAGTTCTACAGCCTATGGGGCCAAGAGACGGAAAGCCTATTGCGGCATTAGAAACACTTGTTAAATCCAGAAATGGTTTAACTACAATTGAAAATTCAAAGTTGGCTGGCCTTGCAAAAGGAATGCTTGGAACATTCAGCGGAAGCTCATTTAATGCAAGCAGACAAAGACTTGCCATAATGATGTCAAGGGCATTTCTTAAAAGAAATGCTGGAGGATCTATTCCTGGAGGAACTGTAGAGCGAGGAAGATATGGATACGGTAAGCCTTTCTTTATTGGCATGCCTAAAACTATAAAACAAGTTGAAGAACAAAGAGCAAAAAGAGCTGCCATGGAAAAAGCAAACCAGGCAGTTATCGATTCTAGATTTGCAAAGACCCCAGTAACTCAATACGGAGAACTTCTATCTCCTACTTCAGGACGCAGCTTCCCTGTTCCAGGAGTTGGCGGACTCTATATGAAGGGCGATGAAAAGGTATTCGTAAAGCCAGTATTAGACGAAAGAGCAGCAGTTGCAGAAATGAGAGCAACACAAATTGCTCGTGAGGTTCATGGATTACATGCACCAACACAAAAAGTTGTTGTAATGAGAGACCCTACCGATCCAACTGGTAGAAGAAGGCTGTTAGCACTAGAATCTAAATTTGATCCAAAGATTGCAGCGACAGATGCTAAATTTACTACAGACGAATACTTTAGACAGCTAGTCGCATCAGCTTTACGTGGAGACAAAGATTTAGCAAGAGGTAATTTATCTGGAAACATTCTTTCAGACGTAGGACCAGCTGGAGTATTCTCAGCAGCTTCTGGCCTCAGAGAATATTCATCTGTCATGCCTTCAGTAAAAGATCAGGCCTATATAAATCTATTGGGAAGAAAAGGAAGCGGAGCCAAGAAATTCTTTGCTGAGTCAACTCATCAAATACCAAAAGGCATGACCGCAGATGAATATCATAGCCGTATGCTTAAAGAGATTGAAAGCGCTTTACCAAAGCTTAAGCAGACAGTTTCAAGATTTGATTTAAATCCAGAAGAAAAAGTTGTTTATGAAGCAATGATTAAAAGGCTATCTGATGCAAGAGGCGTAAATTGGAAAGAGCTTCATGGAATTCACTCTGGTTTACAGATGTCACCAGAAAAACAAATGACGCCAG